GGACCAGATCGGTGGCGCGCGCCGTGACGATGCCTTCGGTGCCGAGAAACAGCCCGTTGGTGCCGTTGGTGCCGTTGGTGCCGTTGGTGCCGACTTGGCTGAAGCTGATGGTGCCGGTGCCGACATTAGGAGGATTGGTGGAGGAGACGGCGTAAAGCTTATGAGCGTTGGCCGTGCCGCGCGCCACCGGCACCAAGGTGCCCTGGATGAAGTCGGTGTTGCCGTCGAAATCGGCGGTGCGCGACCAGCCGCCGGAGGCCTGCTGATAGACACCGTTCTGGCTAGCATCGGTCTGGTCCTTGACCAGGGTGCGCAAATCCGCTTCCGAGGTCGAATCAACGAAGGTCACGCCGTCGATGGTCTGGAAGCCGGACAAAGTGAGATTGCTGCCGGTGGTGGCAGCCACCACCGGGGCCTTGGTGCCAAAGTTGGAGTTCAGCCCCAAAAGGCGATCGAGTGAATCAGCCATCAGATTGGGTATCCTGCTTTGCGCATGGCATTGATGCCGCCGCGACTGCCGGCGCGCGAGCGCGAAAGCCGGCCGGGTGGCAGTCTTGACATCGCCTGGTTGACGGCATCCTTGCCGCGCGCGTCGGTCTCCGCGCCGGCGGCGTGCTTCTTCATGTCGTTAAGCTCGGCCTGAGTTTTGCCGGCAATGGTGGCGCCGGTGCGATAGGCAAGCTCCATGGCCAGACCCTCGGCGAAAGCCGGGTTCCATTTGCCGGGGTCGGCGCCATAGGCAAGCCCCTTGGAAACATAGAGCAGATAGACGATAGTGACGTCGGCGAGAATGTAGCCCTGATACATCTCGAAATCCGGCAGGGTCGGGTTAAAGCGCTCATTGTCGGAGATTTTGACGGTGCGCACCCAGTCGTCGGGAAGAATGAAAGCATAGGTATAGCCGAATTGCGGCGTCACCGTCGTGTCGGGCGACAGCGACACCGCGCGCGAGCCGAAATTCCACATGCCCTGTTCAAGCATGAATTTCAGCGCCTCGTCCCAGGCGGCATCGAGCTCCCGCCGCCCCGAGCGGAGGTCGGTCAAAGCAGCAAGGCGCGCTTCGCCAAGGTGCTGAAGCGCGCGATTGTAAACGGAAAGCTTGTCCGCCAAGGACGGTCTCCTTTAGACTGTAGAAGGTTTCTTCTTGGTTCTGGCCGCGCGCGCCGCGTCGGCGGCATCGCCGGCCTCTTTCCCCGCTTGTGATTCCTCCGAGGTCGGAAGGCGCATATGCATTTCAGCCAAGTACTTGTCGCGATAGACAATGGCCTCGGCTTCGCTTTCGAGATTGCGGATGACCTCTTTGTTGTCGAGGCCAATGACGCGCCATTTGGTAGCGGGCACGAAATCCACCCGCACGACGGGGTTGCCCTCGGCGTCAAGGGGAACGCAGCGCTCTTCGACGAGGCCCGTGAGTTCGGCCGGGTTGACATTGGGGCCGAGATCGCCGTAGAGATAGCGCATCTGCACGCCGCCATCGAACTTCTTCGCCACGGTGATGAAGACATCGAAGGAGCCGTCATAGGCCTGGGCGCGAATGATGTCATTGACCTCCAGCCGCTCGCGCGAATGCGCCCAGAACACCGGATCGAAAAGACATTCGAATGGGGTGTCGGGCTGCAGCCGGGTAAAATAGGACTGGTATTTGAAGTGCGACTGGTCCTGCACGCCGAACGCGCCGGCGCGGTGATGCTTGGCCATGAAAGTCTCCAGATTGCTTCTATCTTGGGGAGAGGGAAAATACTGGTGGGCAGCTCCCTGCCGCCCACCAGACGCAAAACGCAAGTCACGCGATTACGTGGTCACCTGAGACAGCTGAGCCACATTCGAAGTGATCGAGGTGACCCAGTTGAGGCTCATGTTTGGCGTGCCGGTGTCGTAAACGAACACCGGATCGCCCACCTTCATGCCGAGATCGGTGGCATTGGTGAAATAGCTCGACCGGACGGTAGCCACCGCATCGGTCGAACGGTATCCCCAGACCCCACCCCAGGCATCGGATGAGCCGACCACAAAACCGCCGGCAAGCGGCGGAATGGTGAGAAGGTGAGGAGGATTGGTCGTTGAGTACGCCATGATAATGTTCCTTTCACTTAGCCAGATTTCTCACGTATATTCGCTGCCATCATGAATCATTTGCACGATGCCGGCGGACTGGAGAAGCTTGGCGTTGTGGAACAGCGTCGCCCGCGACCAGGACAGATCCTGCTTGCGGTCATAGTCGACCTCGACCTTCATCTCCTTGGAGTTGGCCGCATGGCCCATCGAATCGCGATGGAACATGTAGCATTTCTCCGAAGAGGTGCCGACGCCGGTCAGGTTCGGGTGGGTGAACCAGTTGATGCCCATCCACCGGCGCATCTTCTTGGCCGGACCAACGAACGGCTTGACGTCGACATAGTCGGCCGAGGAGAACTCCGTCACCTGCATCAGATAGCCAATGAAGGATGGAGTGACGACGGCGAACATCTTGTCCTCTTCCCACACCGGCACTTCCTGGTTGCCCAGGATGGTGAAGGACTTGACGACAAGATTGAGAGACGCCTTGACCGCCGACCCAGTCGTCTGGGTCGCCGTATCGAGCTGATTGATGATCAGCTGATCGATATTGCGGTTGAGCACCGCAACCGAGGACATCTGCATGATGCGGCGCTGGTCACCCTGAGACGCAAAGACATTAAAACCTGTGCGTTCAAATGGGGCGTGGTACTCCAATAGCGTGCATGTGTTCTGCACGTTGGAGACGGTGCCGTAGGGGATGTACCCATTGACACCGCGCGTGACGGCGGTTGCACCGCCGGAGCCAGCAACCAAGAAACAAACGCATATTTATGCGTTCAGACTGTCGCTTACCTTAGCGCGTCGTTTGCGAAAGTAATGCATTTGACAAAGGCCATGACCCTTAACTCTGCGGCCACAGCCTTCCACTTCGCAAAATTGACGCTCTGGGCCCGGGATACTCAGTCGTTGCCGATGGTGGTGAAGAATCGCATTGATCTTGTCACGCTTGAAACGAGAATGCTTGGCAAGGCTTGGAAGAAACTGCTCTGCAAATGAGCGGTTCTGATACCCTAATAGCCTTCTCCAGTGCAGAACTGGTGATTTGCTATTCTGGTATATTTCCCCGCCAAAAGTCTGATGCAAAAAATCAACGACACATCGATCATTAATGTGAGCCACAGTGCTTACCGACATTGTCCACTCAGTATGTCCCCGCCTTGTACTGGAAGAGTAGACATAGCTACCATCCCCATCGAGATAGCCGGCGAGCCACGCCCAAGTTGGACGATTTTTCGGTTTAACAGGACCAACATTAGTGCGTCGTGATTCCTTGCTTGCCACGACAAGAGCTTCCTTTAATTCCGCCGACACCCGGTCGCCGCGTTTTTCACGCCAAACCTCCAGCAGCCATTGCCAGTGCTTAGCCTTGATCACCATGTGTTTGATCAAACGCGGGAGAAGCATCTCCAGGTCGGCACGCTTGGTCACCTGCCAAACGTTTATCTTATGCCTTTGCGCTGTCGGCTTGCCGCAGATTACCACATCCCTTGGGAAAATTACACTCGTGTGACCCATCCCCGTAAGATTGGGTAAATCCTTGACAAACCCATTTTTATCTATGCCCTCAGAAGCGCATAGATAAATCAACAGGCATAAATTATAGCTACCTGACTTGTTTTTGTTGGCAAACTGAAAGGATAGCGCACCATCTGCATCCAGCAGCCCACTCAGGTACTTCACTAGCGATTCATTCACAATCTCAACACCTTTTGTTTTGGTTGAGAAACACCTTTCGTCGGGTCGCTTTCTATTATATAGAAAGTTTTCCCGCTATTCAATCCCAGTTACGCGGCCATCGACCGCTTGGTTTCCCTTGATTACTGCCTCCTGTACGCAACAGACTCGAAGCATGCTGTAGTTCTGCTCGAACGCCGCAACATGCTCCTCTCTGTATTGTACCTGGAATGCACTATCTACCATTATAGCAGACCTTCCTAATACTTGTAAAGAGGGATTTGGTTCGAGCCGTCCGGTCAGGGTGGCCGACGTCAGCAACGCTGTGGCGCGGGGTGGCCGGCGAGCCGGGACCGCAAAGCATCTGATTGTCGGGGCTTTCCAGTAGGCAAAAGGAAGTCAGTCTTCATGATGCGGGGCTGCGGTTATCCACAGGGTGGCCGCGAAGACCGGACTGACACTTGTGAAAAGTGACAAAACGCAATAGATTGAATGGGCAGATCGGGCTGCCCCTTGAGCTCGGGGAGCCATTTCCGCCGGTAAGCCTATAAAGCTTACGCCTTAGTGCCCCTCCCGCCATCATGAGCCGGCGGCCTTGGGGCCAAGGCGGCGGATAAACACGAAGCCGGAGTGGCGTCCGCGCCAGCCCTGATCTCACATATAGAAAAATCGATGACAAAGTCAGATAGTCCGTGGAAGTCAGAAGAAGTTAAAGACTCGGACGCGGTAATCCATACCTTTAACGCATTTCCAGCAAAGCACAGTAAAACAGATCCCGCAGAATCTGAGTACTGCCTTGTGCAAATCGAGATGAGTTGTAATGGCAAGACGATCGGGAGCGCCCATATCGAGTTGACTCCAGAACAGCTCGACGAAGCGATCATCGATCTATTGCATATCAGACTCTGGCTGCGCTATGGCCGTAGCGGTCAACCCGATCGCAGAGCGCAAATAAAATCACTTTGGTCAGAGCGAAAACATACGCTGCATCAAACCAAGCAAAAATCATAGCTCCAATATTCCGAGCAATCACTGCCTTACCGCGGCGGCGTCGTTTTCTTACCGCACCAGTGGCATTTGAGACCGTGCTGGCGATACCAGTTGAATACCTTCGAGCCGCAAGTGCATACCCAGATCAGCTGGTTTTCATCCGCCTCACGCCGCAGCTCCTCACGCTTGACCCAGAGATTGGTGGCGCTCGCCCCAGTCTCTCGCGGCGATGAGGGGCGTGGCCGTGGCCGGAACGGAAAAATCTCAGCTGCCATCTGCTGCCTCGCTACGCGGCCCGCCGGCCGCGGCGAGCATCGCGCGCTTCCTTCTCGCGCTTCAGCTCAAGCAGTTCATCCGCCGGCGACTTACCATTGGCGCCGACGCGCATGAAGGCCTCGTAATCGCTGTCCTTCAGCTTCTCCAGATCCTCCACGCGGCCATCGGCCTTGGCAAGCTGCTCGCCCGGGACGAAGCCGCCCTCGCCATATTCGTGCTTGGCCAGCAGCAGCATGGCATTGGCGATGGTCGGATGATTGAGCACCTTGCGCCATAGCCCAGTCTCAGGATCATAATAGCGCGCCTGGGCAAGCGTGTCTCCGGCGCCGTCGGGGAAGACCTCATCATCCTTCAGCAAGCGCTGCAGCACCGCCTTTTGCGCCTTGAACTCGCCGAGACCATGGCGGACGCGAATATCGTCATCGACGGCATCACGATCCTCCCGGTCCTGCCTAAGCATCTTCTCTTCCATGTCCTGCTCGACGGCCTTGCCGTGATCGACAAGGGCTTTGGCAAGATGGTCGATCTGCTTCTGGGTAACGTCGGCCTCATGCGCGGCCCCAAGCACGATGTCGATGGAGGTTTCCTTTGTCCAATCGTGCCCCTTGACCTCTGGGAGTACATAGGCATCGTGCTTCTCCGGGATGTCATTGGCCTTGCGCCAGGCCGCAAGCTCGGCCGCATCTTCGGTTTGCGGCCTGGGGCTGCGCAACTCGCCGGAGCGGATGCGCTGCCTGGCATGAAAGCCGGCCGCGTCATATTCCAGGCGCGTCTTGAAACGGGACAGGTCATTCAAAATGGAGGCGCGGGCCTTGGCCAGCTTGGCCGCAGTGAGCTTGTCCTCCTGCCCTTTGAGCAGGCGATCGGCGAGCTCCTCGCGCCATGCCTTATCGTCGCCATCGTCAGACTTTTTTTCATCCTTGTCGGCCGGCTTCTCGTCTTCCTTTTTGCCGCCCTTGTCGTCGGCTTTGCTGTCGGCCGACTTCTCATCGACCTTATCCTTGGATGTGTCGGCCGCCTTGTCGTCGCCCCCTTCGTCGTCATCATCGAGATTGTCGAACAGGCCGCCGCGATCATTATCCTTGTAAGACTTCTCGCGCTTACCGCTCTCCTCATCCGACTTCTTGTCGCCACCGGCTTCGTCGGCAACCTTGTCGCCACCGCCCTTATCGACCTCAGCGGCCGGCTTCTTCTCATTGCCCTCATCGTCGAGATGATCGAGTAGCTGCAAATCCTTTTGCGTCATGATTCCGTCGTTCGGCATAAGTCCCTCGCTTCACTCGCCGCTCAGCCAGCAATCTGGTCGAGCGCTTCCATTTTCTTCTTCCGCATCGCCATGGCCGCCTTCATCCGGCCGCCATCGCGCTTGACCCTCTCGGCCTCCATCAGCGTACCCAAATCACATTCGGCCTGGTACTCGGCCTGGCGCTTTTTCTCCTCGGCCGTCATTTTTCCATTCGATGCCATGGGCATAACTCCGTGATAGTTCATGTGGATTTGCGTCCCTTTCTCTGGCCAGGGCGCCGGCGCGACGGCACCGGATCAGCCGGCGGCTTCGGCGTCATGATCGGCAGCAGCAGCTTCTGCAGCATCCGGCCGACAAAGCGCTTGCCCCCGGCAAAGGCGCTGGCGCGCTCGCCGCTCTTGTCCTCGGGGCGGAACTCCATGTCATCGATGCCGGAAACGTAGAGAATATAGGCCCAGGCCCGCCTCTGCTGCCCCTCATTGGCGGTCCCTGCCGCCAGGGCGCGGATGGCGTAAAGCGTTGTCTCATCATGATCTGGCGCGTCCCAGGGCAAGGCCTTGGGCAGCCAGAAAGTCTCTGAGCTCATGAATTTTCCCTCTAAGCAGCAAGCGCCAGAATTGCCACCAGCGCCGCCTCCTCTTCATTGTTGGCGTCGATCGCCACATCGTCAGCCAGCTGACTGAAATCGATTTCCTTGTCCGGCATAGCTTGCGGGCGCCCTGCTGCCTGCGGCGACGCTTCATCCGGCCACACGCCTGTGCGGATGAGATGCGTCTTGCGCTTGCGCCGCCGGCGTTTCTGCTGGCGCACGCCCGGCCATTCATCCTCGCTGATCGGCCAGGAGCCACCCAAACCGCCGCGGCCGGGCGGCGTCACGATTGCCGTGATGTCAATGCCGCCGGCACCTACCGCGAACAGATCCGCAGCCCCTGCAGCGAGCGCGGCGGCCGAGACGGCCGATCGGCCGACAGCTGTTGCCGTCGACGTGCCGGCCGAGGAGGCAACCGCCGTCGTCAACCCGATGACGAAGCTTCCGACCGCAGTCGCCGTCGATGTGCCGGCCGAGGAGGCGTCGGCGCTGATGATCCCAACGCCAGCCGCCGTGGCATCGCCGGCTCCACCCATCAAAAAGGATGTGGAAACCAGGGCGGAGCCATCGGCGGTATTGTCGGAGCTGCCAGTGGACGAAGCTACAGCCGCAATCCTGGCGGCACCTACCGCCGTGGCGGTGGATGCTCCATCCGAGGCAGCGTCAGCGCTCGATGCCGTGTGCGGCGCAAAGCTTGCCGCCGCCACTCCGCCGGCCACCACGGCGCTCGGCCATGACGCATTCGTCGCCACCGTAACCGTTCGCGGCGTCTGCGCCGAGACATTCGATGCGCTCGCCGTCGAGATGATGGTCGGATAGATGGCGCTGGTATCGTTGTTCTCGGTGAGACCGGTCCAATCAAACCCGCCGCCCGACCCGGTCAACTGCGTCGCGCCGACAATGGCCAGCACGAATCCGCTGGCCGGCGTGTTCAGGCTGACATCGAAGGTCTTGGGCGGCGAGGGTGCCGTGGCATCGCTGGCCGTCGCCGTGGAGAAGGCCGTCGTATCGATGCTGTCAGCCGTCACCGCCGTGGCGCAAGCAGCCCGGCGAGCCGTCGCCGACGGCGTCACCACCACGCTCATGCTGGTCTCAGTCGGCGACGTCAGCGAGGCGGCGGAGATCTTGAAGATGCCGACCGCCTGCGAACCGTTCGACGGGCTGTTGGTGGTGACCTGAATCACCTCCGTCATCGCCGTACCGTCGGCGGTGACACTGGAGATGGTGACGTTATTACCGGAGGTCTGGCGGACCTCCACGAGCACGAAAACCGTTCTTGTGCCGTCGCCTGATCCTATGGTGCAGGTAAATGAATAGCTTGACGCAGATGATCCATCGCTATCAAAATCGGTGAAGCTGACCGATGCCATTACGCTGCCCGCCTATTGCTCAATGACAAAGCTGTCCGTGGTCAAGACGGCGGCGACGCCCTGCGAGAAGTCGATGGCCGTAAGCAGATCGCCGGAATAGAGAATCTCCCCATCACTCGAAGACTGGCTAAGGCCGATGCTCGCATGCGTCAGCGTTCCAGTCGAGGTCGAATCGACCTTTGGAAAGGTGATCCCTGATGCGAGAACGACAAACACTTGCGAAACATCGGTCGTAAGGATGAAACCATTTGTCGATCTGTCGACGGACATTCTAGTGTAGCCGGCATAGCTGACCTCATTGGTGCCCTGTGTGCCCGCATCTCCGGGGTCCGCCGTATGGAGCCCGATCCACAATCTGGTCGATGGCGCTGAGGCAGCATCATCTGCCAATTGCGCAATCGGCTTGGCCGTGAAGATCAGCTCCAGCAGCTGCCTGTCGAAGCTCAGACTCTTCTGGCCCATGGCTCAGTCCGCTCGAATCGACTCACTTGATCCGTACAAGGATCAATCTTCCGTGAAAGAACTCGCACTAGTCAACGACGGGGTGACATTCTGTCCGAAATTTATGGTGGGGCTGATTGAGCCCGCATAGAGAATCTCTCCGCTGGTCGAGGCCGAGGTCATCCCAATACTGAAATGGGTCAGCGTGCCGGTCGATGTCGACGTCGCCTGCGGGAAGGTAACCGAGGCCGCCGGCGAGACATTGCCGCTGTTGGAGGAGACGATGAAGCCGTTGGTGGTGCGGGTCACGGCGATACGGGTGTAGCCGGTATAGGCCGTCTCATTGGTCCCCTGCGTGCCGCTATCGCCTGGATCAGACGTATGCAGGCTGAACCAGAGCGCCGTCAGCGGCGATGAGCTGGCGTTGATGGCCAACTGCGATATCGACGCCCCCGTGAAGATGAGCCCGAGCAGCTGCGATTCGAAACTATCTGATTTTCCTGCCACGGATTAATCTCCTGAATCCGAGAGTTGCTGATCGGCGGCCATGCTGACCGCTCCGGTAATATTGCCCTTGCCGTCTCGCTGAATTTCGATCCGGCGCGGTGCCGTGACGATGTCGACCAGGTTGTCGAGTGCCGACAGCGTGCGCCGCTGCAGCATGATCAGCTCGGACAGCTCCGGCAGATCAGGCTGCTTTTCGTCCGCCATGCTTGCCTCCGCCGGCGCTGGCGCCGGTAATCCGGCCGCCCTTGTCGCGATTGATGCTGATCTGACGCGGAGCCTTCAGCGCCTGCTCAAGCTCGCCGAGCTTGGCAAGGATGTTGCGCTGCATGGCGACCGTGTCGTTATAATTGCCCTGGGGCACAGCTATTCCGACCGAGGGAGAGCCGGGCGCCCCAGGGCCTGGCGCCGGCGAGGGTTCGGCTCCAGTTCCGCCGCCAAGCTGGCGCATCGCATCATCGAGCGCGCGCATGGCGTTGTGAGGGGATTGGGTGTCGTAGGAAGCGGGAACCGCGTAATCCGACGGAACGGCCTGTTCGGCATTCGGCGCGATCGGGCCGCCCTTGGGAATAAGGCCGAGCTTCTGGCCGGCATCGCCAACCTTGGCGCCAGCCTCGCCGGCCTGATGCAAGGCGCCGATCGCCTCGGCCATCTGCTGCTTTTGTGCATTCTCCTGCGCCTCCTGCGCCTGCTCGTCCTGGGTCTTGCGCCAGGTGGCCGGGCCATCGATGCCACGCACCGCATCGCGGGTGGCGATATCGAGATGGATCGGCGAAGCGTTGAGGCCCATCTGCTTGGCAGCCGCCACGACCTGCAGCGTGTCGCGGAACTGCTCGACCATGACGCGGTAGCGCGCCTGCTGGATCGGTGATTCGAACGCCCAGGTAAAGTCGGTATTGGCGAGACCGCTTGGGGTCTTGCTCCAATCGATCTTCTTCATATTCTGCAGAAAGGCAAAGGCGGTATCGAGCAGCCGGGTATTGTAATCGATCTGAATGGGCTCAAACAGCGGCAGCAGATTGCGGGCATGCTGCTCAAGGCGCCGGGCGATCTCGAAAGCGGTAGTGCGGTCGGCAACCTCGGGCAGCTGAATGCGGTCGAGATAGAAGGCCCGGGACAGCAGCTCGCGCACATCCTTGCGCATCTCCACGCCGACCCGCATATCGACATTGATCTGCATCGCCTCGATGGCATCGCGCAGCTTCTTGTCGTGCTCGATGTCGACCCAGGTGATGCCGCCCGCCATGATGTTGGGCTCACCAATGACGATCTCTTGCTTGGCGACGATGGGCGGGTCAACCGCCTTCTCACCGGCATCGAGCAGGATCTGCGACAGCATCTGTGCCATGCGCGCATCGGGGAGCGCCGTCAGCGCGGCGGGAGAGAACGCATATTGCGAACCGGCAAAGCGATGCCAGCGCGGCACAATGTAGTTGAAAGCGACCAGCCCGCCCTCGCGCAGCACCCGGTCATGCTCGACATCGATATGCACCATGACGAAGGGCAGCTTGCGTTTCGCCCCCTTCGCATCGACCATGTCGTCATATTCCTCGGACGGCATGGTGATGACACGGACCTCGAATTCCTTCTCCGGATCCTTGGTGGCGCATTTCTTGATGCTGTCATGCACCTTATCGCCGAACCGCATCACCATGGCGCGCGCCGACATTTTCTGCCGGCGGTGCATCTGATCGACCTCGCCGATATCGTTCTCCAGCCAGGCGCAGTCCTTGATGTGATAGTTCTTGAACAGCAGATGATCGCGGGTCGGCGCCTCATTGGCGCCGATGACAGCCTGACCGAAATTCACATAGAAGCGGTCCGCCTCCTTGGTGGCGGTGATCAGCTGGGCGCGCGGATGATAGATGCCGCACCACATCTGCTTAGTGATGCTCTCCAGGCCGCGCGCGTTTTCCTCCACCGCGTCGGCGTCATCATCCATGGTGGTAGAGCGGAACCACAGCTGGTCTTGCGGCCGCAGATTGGCGCCGACGGCGTTGGAGCACTCACGGCTAACCTGGATCGGCACGCTGTCCATGACGTCCATCATAAAGTCCTCGCCGAGCTCCAGCTCCCTGTTGAAGGAGGCCAGATCCGGGCAGAACTGTTCTGCGATGTCCTGATTGAGGCTGTCGATGCCGCGCTTCTTGGTGAAGAGCTTGTTGCCGAGGTCGACCTGCGATTTCGCACGCCTGGCCTTGTATTTGTCCGTTGGGCTAGCCGCCAAGGGATGCGTCCCCTTCCTGCTCCGTGGCGAGGTCGGTCACCGATTTCTGCCGCCCGAACGGCATGTTGCCGCCGGGCTTACCCGATGCGGCAAGCTTATCCGCATTGTTTGCGGCCGGCGCCGGCGCCGATGTCGTCGAAGCCGGCTTGCTCGGCGGCTTCTTACTGCCACCGCCAAAGAGACCACCCATGCTATTGCCCCAATTTGTCGTTTTCGCCGGACAAGTCAGTGGACTGGCGGCCACGTGCCGCCAGCAATTCCTGCTGCTTGCGCTGCGCCGCCTCCTTAGCCTGATTGTCATCGGGCACCGGCATCCTGATCGGCGGCTGCTGCTTAGGAACCTTCGCCCCTCCGAGTAGACCACCCAAGGTTGTATCTCCTTCAGTTAAAATGTTTAAGTTGCATCGTTCAAGCCCGCCGATGGCTGCGATAACGGGCCAGCGGCCCCGTCGATCGGCTTCTGGCAAATTTCACCAGCTCGCCGCGCCCGCCCTCAAGCACCACCTTCTTGATCACCGAAGCACCGGCCGACAGGCACATCACCACCACATCGCCCTTGCCCGGCGAGCGGCCGAGACGGCGGCGCAGATCTTCCTTCGGCTCGACCTGGATGACACCGCGCTCCTGCAACACCTTGGGCAAATAGCGCGGTGCCGTCAGATCGGCACGCAGCTCCGGGCAAGGCGGCAAGGCGATGACCGAGCCGCCCTTCTGATTGGGGTCAAGCGCCTCGCGCATGCGCCACCAGGCTTCGGCACGGCGGTTCTCGAATGGCTGGCTGGTGCCGACAGCCCGGCCGGACCCGGCGTGTGAGCCATTGAATTTCACATGAGGGACTTCATTATCGTTGAGCCGCATGCAGGCAGCGCCGCCATAGCCGCCACCAACATCGATCACCACCGGCGCACCGTCCTCGCGGTGCAGGAAGATCTCCACCACCGCCTGGCCGGAACCCTCCGTGCCCTTGCCCTGATGGCTGACGATCTCGGAAAACCAGCCGCCATGGCGCCAGCAGATCTCCTCAACGTCCTTGCCGCCGCCGGCCGGGTCAAGCGCCATTGCCGTCATGGCGAAGCTCTTATAGCCGTCTGGTGTCCAGCGCGCCTGCGCAGCCAGCACCCAGGCCATTGGGATCACCTGCCACTGATCGTCGGCACGGGCCGCCATGAAATTGCCGTCGCGCACCGCGGAGCGGATCGGCTCCGGCAAGGCATCGAGCGTCGACTGGTAGTCGGTGCGCACCAGATAGGGATTGTCCGACAGCTTGGCCGGAATGAAGGTGCGTGACTTCGGACGATAGACTTCGCCGCCGCGCTCGATCGGCTCGGGACCGGAAACCTCTTCATCTCGCCCATCTTCGTTGGTAATGAACCAGCGCAACTCGCCAGGCTTGGCGGGATTGGGATGAGTCAGATCCAGCCAGGGCCGGAAGAAGCCGATGATCCAGTCGCCATCCGCCGAGATCGGCGGGTTGGAGGCCAGCACCGCCCGGCAGCGCTGCTTGATGTCGGCGGAGCGAATCCACCCTAAGTGAAATCTGACTTGAGATTCAAGTAGTTGAGTCGCCTCATCGATGCCTTTCAGATCGAACGGCCGACCGGCCCAGTCCTGCTCGTCACCCTCGAACTGATTGCCGGCGAACTGGATCAACCGGCCATCCATGGTGCGCAATTTCGGCGGCGGCGAACCATTGAATCCCTTGCGCGATCCATTGATCTCGAATGTGCGCTCGATGATCGAGCTCAGATCCGCATATTTGCGGCGCAGGATCAGCGAGCGCTGATGCTGGGTAAACGCAAGCCCAAGCAGCAGGTCCGTCTTTCCACCACCAGCTTGACCACCCCAAAGTAGTGTGTCTGCAGGATTATATACCGCAAGTTGCTGAGGTCCAGCATTGGGTGTCCACTTTGCCGATTCCTCGGTGAGAAATCGTTTCATCTCGACCTGCTCGGCCTCGCTGAGGTTCAACCCAGCGAGGCGCTTGGCCAGATCGGGATTGAGCATCAGGGACGAGCTTCGCCATTCACCGCGGCGTTGTCGAGCCCCGCCAGAGCGGTTGACAGCTCGGCGAGGGTTGTCGATGGAATGGACACCGCCGGACCATTGTGAACGCCAACAGTGGGGTTGGCCAGCGATGCTTCAAGATCGCGCCAGTCCTCCGCATCGCGCCAGTCCTCCGCCGGCGCGATATCGGGCACCGGCATCGCGGCCACGGCGGGGACCGGCGGCTCAGCCGGCGTCATTGCGTTCGCTGGCGAGGGGCTGAAGACGATCGGCTCGGCGACGCTGTGGAAGTTCTGCGACAGATGGAAGGGATTGCCGATCCAGGTGAAACGGTGATACTCCAGATCCTCGATGGCGCCGTTGAGATGGTCGACCTCTCGCTGCGCCGCCTGCCCGCGCACGATGGCGTTATTGCGACGCTGGGTCAGCTCGTCGCGGCGCACCACATATTTGGCATGCGCCGGGTCGATCTCACAGAAGCCGTAAAGCGGCGGCGGGCGCAGCAAATCGCTCTCGGGCGGCACCGTCACCTTGATGCCGAGCGACTTGGCAACGTCGATGAGATGTTGACATCCCTGTCGCTGCCAGGCCCATTCTTCCATTGCTGACATGTCAACACCCCAGAGGCCAATCTCCGTGGCGCCCTCGATGATTGCCAGGGCCAACATCCAGGCAATAGTCGAAGAAAAGTCGCTGCGATCGAAGCGTTTGTCCACCCAGACATGCGGCTGATCGCCAACATAGACGTATTTGCTGGTGTCACCACCAAACTCCATGCCCTCGAATACCGGCACCAAATGCCGCGCATAGACATAATCCAGCACGGCACCGATCGGATAGGCGACCGAATTCGGAATCTCCTTGACCGGGGCGATCATCATCACCGGACACTGAAGTCTCGCCATCCAGGAGATATATTCCTGTGTAAACCAAGGCTTACCGGGTTCCCAACGGTGAACTTCCCACCACTTTGAGACACGACGCGCCACTGGATACAACCCTGGGCTGCACCCCCAAATATCCCAGCTCGGGTCATCGAACGGCGCCAATAGCACGCTGCTCGGCGCCGAACCCATAACCGCAATTTTCTTCACTGCCCTCATAGAGTATTTCCCTCGTGTAAGCGACGTTTAACGTCCGATTGTATGCTGTGATGTCAGCGCCAGAATCTGCGTTGCGGAGGCGGCGTCATCACCCGCCGCCTCCAGATAGATCACCTTAAAGGGTGATGGATTGACAAAATCTGTCATGCAATCTCCGATTACGTTGTGGTCGTCGGCTGGAAATACGAAGCAAAGCCTGTCGTCAGTGTTGAAAACGGCGTTACCACCTCAACCAATGCTGTTGAGATGTACTCCAGGTCAACGGCGACTCCTTTCCCGGACAGAGTAAGGGTGGTATACGTCGTTCCACTGTTTACCTGGAAATTCCCGGCAGTTAGCTTGACAAGCTGAGACAGCCCAGTGGTATTATTGATCAGACGCTTACGCGCTCCAATCAATGTGGTTACCGGTGGTGGCAACTCCCAAACCGTCACCGCCGTTGCCGCAAGCAGCGATGTGCCGCCCTTCGACAAAGTCGATGCCGCGGTCACCGTCTCGGTCGCCGGAACCACATCCAGGAACACGGTCAGGAAGTCATTATGGTCGAGCCCAAGCTTGCGCCCGTAGATCGAATGCTTGATGCGACTGCCGTGATGGTCAATCGTCATGATATGCTCCTTTGCTTGAAGTGCTTATTGCTGTGGAGGAAGTTACGCGTGACAAAGCTTAGTATTTATGCTAGGCAAATATTTGCCTTAGCAAGGCCAAGCGCCGCCCAACGAAGCGCAGCGGAACGCAGCTGGTAATGCAAACGCACCCTGGCCGCTATTTCTCAATTCTTACGGAAATGCCTTTGGCGGCCAGGAATTCTACCACAATTTTGGGGGTGTATTCAGTGAACGCAAAAATCGCACCGGCAGCACACGCATGAGCTCCACATTGAAGCGCATCCAGAAAATGCAGCGGTTCACCCGCGCCGCCAAGCGCCACTATCGGAACCGATACCGCCCGCGCCGCCTCAGCGATCGCCCGCAAATCATAGCCGCAGAGCATGCCATCGCGGTCAATGCTGTTGAGCAGGATCTCGCCAGCACCCCGATCAGCGAGACGCTTGACCCAATCAGCAATGCTGCCTTCGAGCTGGTGGAACTTCTCGACGCCAGTCCGACATACCGGGCGATGCTCGAAATGCTCAAGGCATGCGACAACGCTTTGAGAGCCGCATTTTTCTGCGGCCCGCTCGATGAGCCGGTCGACCCACAGCGCTCCATAACAGAGGCAGATCTTGTCGGCGCCGTTCGCGAGGCCGAGCTGAAAATCGGCAGGCTGCCGAAATCCCCCGCCTATGGTTACTGGCATGAAGCACCGGCCCGTGAGCTCTCTGATCAAAGCGAAGTTAGGTCCGAACCGCTCTGACGGCGTGCCAATCTCGAGCACTATCAGCTCGTCAACCCCGCGCGCCTCATAAATTTCAACCTGCTGACGAACTGAGCCGATCGACCGCCAGGAACCGAATTTCTGGCCCTTGATCGCCTGCATGCCGCGGTGAAGAATAGTCGGGATAACGCGAGTTTTCAGCACCCCTCAGGCACCATCCGCGCCGCCGGCCCGGCAATCGACTGCCAGCCGCGATGCCATTCGTTGTAAACTTTGACGAAGCACTTCAGCGGCGTGCCATCTGGATAAACATAAGGGTTGGCCGTCGCCGGCAATCCATCCTGCGCGGCCCGAGCTCCTTCGGCAAACCCAACCTTGCCTTCATAGGTGGCGAGGTTGACGTAGAAATCCTTCTGCCCTAAATAGCTCGGCGTCGCCAGTCTCATTGCTGATATCCAGGCATATCGGAGCCGTCCTTGCGAACGGTCTTCTTCTTGCCGCCACCCAGCTCCATCGAATTGCCGGTGCCGCCATCCTCCGCTGAAATGGCGCCCTTCTGCGGCTCCGGAGTCGGCCCACTGGCCGGCTTCACCTTGCCGGCCATCCAGTCGGATGCGGCCGACTTTGGCGGCACGGCGCCAGAGCCGACAGAGCGCTGTTCACCCATGCGAAACCTCCATCTCCTTTGCGACCATCTCATCGACCACCCTCATTCCGCCGCCATCCTTGACTCAGCGAATTCCCGCAATGTCAGATCCTGCCCCCACTCCAGATGATCCTCGACGAACAGCTCCTTGTTCATGAAGCGGTTGCAGCTGTCGAGAAACCAACCCGGCGAAACGCCGAGATCATCCAGAATCTCAAGGATGCCCTTGCCCATATAGTTGAGCGGGAATAGACCATCGCGCTCTTTCACTTTACGGTAGGCATCCTCGCGGGAGATCAGGCCGCCATAGCGCAGATCGACGCTGATTTGCGCACAGAGTCGGCCATAGCCATATTTCAAGAAACCCAGAAAGTCGTGGATGCCGGTGAGAAAACAATCCTGATTCTCAAAGAACCACCAGTTCGCCCGCGTCGGCAGTTGCGCCTGCATGCCATTCTTCAGCGCTACCTCGGCATTGGCCTGGCTGTTCCAGGCAAAGAATGCCCCCATGAACAGCGCCTGGATCTCCTCCATCGCCTCATCGTCGGGAAGCGTGTATGGCTCCATGTCGCCCTCAGTGATGCTGTCCATGCCGACCATATCCGATGGCCGCAAACCAAGATGGCCACCATGCTCAGCGATCCAGCGGCGCGTCATGCGGTGCTCGCCGGCGACATCAAGCGGGCCGCCATATTCGGCGTTTTGATTCTCGCCGTACAACACCACAGAAATGCCGAGATCTTTGGCTACTCGGAACGGTGCCGAGAAGATCGCTACGTGCTCGGGCCACGACAGGTCTCCTACCAGATCCTGGCCGAGAATGTTGAGCTTGCGGCGCACCGCCATATCGTATTCGTAAACAATGGTCGGAGCGAAGCGGCGCAGATTCTCAATATTCATGTGGCCGACCGGCGTCAATGAGCAGGTTTGTGCCGTGACAATCAGCGGCTTGAAGCCGAGCTCCAGAATCTTCAGCACCTGGGCATGGCTGTCCTTACCCCCGGAGCTCGCCACGATGCAATGATAGCCAGAGTTATTCTTCGGCGCCGAGCGGATCAGCTCGATGAATTGTCGCTCGCGCTCAACCCAGTCAATCTGCTTGCGCCGATCGTAGCAAATGCAAGCCGAGCACAGCCCATCCCTGAACTCCGTCGACGGACGAGTGGTGGGAATCAGGCAGCGGGAGCAACGAACAAAGGTGGTCACAGCGAGCGCTCCATGAGCATCCAGGTCACGTCATCGAGTGGACATTCCGGATCACCATGATAGGCAAACCCATAGTCACGCAACTGATACTGACCGGAAAACTGCTCCATGAACCCGGAGCAAAAATCCCTTGCCCAGAGCCTGCCGCGATGGCCGCGATATTCAATCTCGCGCGGCGTGCTCGAATAATACTCCGCCATCAGCACATAGCGATCCGATGCCGCATCAAGCGCTTCGTAGGCCCGAGGCAGATCCTGCGGGGCAACATGAATCAGCACCCCCATGGTGAAGGCAAGATCCCACCGGCGCCCACCAGGGTCAAACCCCAGCATCGACCCGACCCGATGCGGGAACCCATGCTCCCCCAGTTCAGCCGCCGCCTTCTCGTTGATCTCCACACCGAACAGATCATTCTCACCGAGCGGCAGCTCCACTTGGCGGAACAACAACCGGATGGCCCGCAGGTTGAGCCCGGCATTGGCACCGAACTCAATGACGCTGGAGGGCGCATCGACGGAGCCCCAGTCGAATACCCGGTCCCAAAAAATCACCCGCGGCTCAACCTCGGCATTTCCGTGGCGATCAACATAATCATCACCAAAACTGCCGCGCCAGAAGGCTTCCTGCTCGTTCATGAGGACTTCCTCTTTGGGGTCACCTTCGGTGGCTTCTTGACCTTCGCCGGCTTCTTCTTTGAACCGGCATAGGTCTTCATTCCAGCGCTGTCTGGCATGAGCATCCTCATCGCTGCCGTAACGTCATACTCTCTCCACAAAATCTTCCGACATTGGCGTGCCCGCCAGAACATTCACCCTTGCTCGCGTGTTCAGGAGGGCAGGCAATTGCTTTACCGGAAGGCCGTTGCCAGGTCGGATCGAGCGCAAATTGTTTCGCGTAAAGCGCTCGCCGACCTTAACATCTTTGACGACATAAAGCGATCGACGCAATGGTACATGCGCCATTTCGGCGACGTCGGTTTCGATTCGCAGCGCGCTGTGCGCATCCTGCACCGCCCTGACCATGGCGATAAACTCATCCGGCTCCGAGGCGAAAAAGTCATCAGGACCGCCATCCTTGCGCGACAGGGTCAAATGCTTCTCAATGATGGCCGCGCCCTTGACTGTCGCCACGATCGGCGCCGCAATGCCGAGCGTGTGATCGGAAAGTCCGTAAGCAATCTCTACCGCGCCCCATCGCTCTCGCATATTATCCAGAGCACCCAACCCCGCACCGCGAACATCAGTAGGATAAGCCGATACGCAATGCAAAATCGCAATGTTGCGAAGCGGGATTCCTGGCATTGGTAGCGCCCCAGAGGTAAATCCCGTACAATAGGCGCCGATAGCCTCATCGATTTCTTCACTAATGGCCATCCCCGTCGAGATGATGATCGGCTTGCGGGTGTAGCCAACCGCCTCGATCAGGTCGACATCGACCACCTCGCAGGAGGCGATCTTGTAGGCCGGACAATTCATCCGCTCCATCCAGATCAAATCCTCACGGGAAAACACCGAGGCAAACAAAGGAATCTGCAAATCCCTGGCACGGTCGAACAGCGCCGGATACCACTCGCGCGGCATGTGCGTTTCACTGTAGAGATCATAAAGCGTGCGCCCCATCCACGGACCGGACTGAATAGTAAACTCGGGCCGCGTCCCGGGGAAGGTGATCGTATCCGGCGTGAATGCCTGGATTTTTATCCCATCGGCACCGCAGCGCTTGGCCTGCTCCATCAAGGTCAAGGCCCGGTCGAGCAAGCCGTTGTGTGCCGCACCGATCTCGCAGACAATGAAGGGCCGATGGCCAGATCCAATCTCGTATCCCACAATCTTCACGCTCTGCGCCCCATCTGATAGCTCTTGTCGACCCTGCCGCGCTCGGCATCTCCAACCACGGTGGGAGGGATCCACACCTGATATTGCTGCGGCGTATCCAGGTGAACGCGTCGGATATGACCTCGACGCAAATGCTGACGCGGCGAGGCCCGAAGGCCAGAGGAGGCCCCGTCGGAGGACCGGTAATGCCTTTCGAGCCAGCCAGGATCGATCGCCAGGATCTTGGTCTCGTTGATCGGCAGCTTGCCGTCACGCGCACGACGCGCATTCACATTGGGCGGAGCCGCATGCTCGCCGACGCTCGTCACCACATTCTGGCAGCTGACGGCCTCAAAGAACTCCATCGCTGCTCGCAGCTCTCCCTCAACATCAATGCCGAGGGTGCGCCTCGCCCTGGCAACACCAAGCCTTTTCACAAGATCGGCCGCGTAGTTCGGCATCAAAATGCCCATCTCGCCGCGCGCTGACAGGGTGCCGACATATCGCGGATCGGTGGCAGCCTCGTCCCACCCCTCGGCCTGGAACATCCAGGTGGCGCCCATTGCCCGCCAAACCCCATCGATCTGCGCCGCGACCATCGCCAGGATAAAGCTATCCCCATTGAGGCGAGCCGGATTCGGGACCGGCGCGAGGTAAGCGGCATCCTTATCGTCAGCCTGACGGTAAGGCTCCCGGCGCGCCAGCACCTTTTCGCGATCCATCTCCTCCAGATAGATCACCCGCCGCGGCGAGTAGACCGGGTTTTCTGGACCAGGCTTAGCCTCGTCATAGGGGGAATAATATTCCAGCGTTACCCTCTTATAGGGAAGCCTAAGCTTCTGCCCGGCGAGCCCGCGCAGATCGTCGTCGAAGATCTTGCCATCATCAGGCAACGCAAAATGCACCGCCGTGCCGATCAGCCCCGCAAGCAGCTCGACACCGCTCCGATCCAGCGTAGGAAAGCCAGCGGCCGATCCCATAAGTCCGGCCTGCGCTTGCGCCGCATAATTGCGCGCTGTGACCCTACCGCCGATCAGCACAACTCTCCGCTCCAATCCAGTTTGTACGTATACTGAATGATGCGGAACCCGTGATGCTCGAAGAAATCCTGGCTGCGGTAATTACCGGGCGCAATGTTGGCAAAATAAACGCCGGCCCCGTGCTTCGCCATCAGCGCCTTCACGGCGGCGCTACCGATGCCCCGCCTTCGCCAGTCCGACACAAGATGAACGCCGATTTCGCGCCGGTGCGTCAGATAGATCGAGCCAGCCCTCTGCTTGCTATACGGCAAGCAGATGATCAGCCAGTCGAGATAAATTTCGCGCCAGCCATCAATGAAACGGCGGTGCTCTTCCATGGAGGGCATCTTCTGGTGCGAGATATTCTCATGCGGCTCGCGCTGTTCCAGCAACCGGTAGAGAAACGTCACCATCCCCTCATCCGGCTCAACCGTCTCAAGAATGACCCTCACCTGACACATGCCTACACCAATACTTCTTTCTTACCGAAGATATTGCATATATTGCAGTAATCGTCAAGTGTATCCAGCGACCAGTTCTCATGCGAGTAATCGACGTCATTGGCGTAATTGCCGATCACAATATTCGGACGATTCCAGGACTCCAGCATCCACAGCGTGACATGCTCGCGATACGGCTGGGCAACCGCCTGCGATTGCGCAAATGCCAGCAGGTCAGCGCTGAACACCTCGCAATCGAGCCCCTTTGGGAAAGTGCGCGGCATGGTGTTCGATACGTAATCATACCCATTGCCGGGACGGCGGAAGGTCGCCAGCACGCCCGCGCAAACCGGCGGATGGATCAGGGGACAGTCCGCCGTGATGCGCATCACCACATCGGCCTTCGTCGCCACAGCGGCGCCATGATAGCGCGATAAGACATCATCTTCGGGGCCACGATAGAGGCGAACCGACAGCTGCTCAACATGATGCGCCAGAATATCATCACGCCGGCCGTCCGGGACGGCGACAACCACCTCATCGACGCCATGAATCTTGCGGGCCCGGTAGACGACCTCGGCAAGCACGGACCGCCCCGTCGGCAGCGGCAGCAGCACCTTGCATGGCAGTCTCGACGATCCGAGACGGGCCTGGATGATGACTACAACCCTTTGCGTGGGGAGTGCCCGCACAGCCTGTCGGCGCATCCCGGGCAATAATGGTGATACGCTCGCGACACCTTGCGCACTTTCCAGCCCTTCGATTTGGCCAGCTCCACCGCTTGGATGAAGTCCATATTCATGGCGTCCAGACACTTCCTGCATCCCACCGCATCGCATTCGATCAGGAAATTCTCAGATCCGGACTTCCGATCCGACATCGGTGTGATCGACATGCTACCCCTCGAACCTGGAACCGACGCCCGGGTTTTTATCCCGGGCGCCAGGCGGCCCTCTCGCTGTGGCGCCGCTTTCGGCCTACTTGGCAGCGTTCCGGTTGTACGGGGCGTCTGCCGTTCGCTCTTGCCCTATAGCATCGGGCTTGGAATTCCGTATCGTCCATTGATTTGCACAGGCCGTGCAATAGCCTTATCAGGAGTTTTCCACAGACTTACGCCGCGACAATCGCATTTGCCGAAGCGGATTTTGAAACCAGCTGTCATGACGCAAGTCCGGATAATCATCCATCGGCAGATCGGCGTTATGTTCTGGCAGGAAGCTCAACTTCCAGCGGATCTGCGCCGCCACATTGGGCGACATGTAACAATGCATGGCCGGCTCGCGGAACCGGTCTTGCGTTGGATGTACGCCCGCGGTGCGCCCATCAAACCGCGCCCGCCGCATGAACTCGGCCGCATGATGATCGTCAAGCAGCACCGCGCCACCCTGATCGACACCCAGGATCTTGGAAATGTGGAAGCTCACGCACCACATGGTCCCCGGAATGCACATGCCCGAAGTGAAGCGCCGGGCCGAGTCCCACACCGGCAGGGGACTGAGCTCATAGGCTCCGCACCACTCATAGTCGCGAAACGTCAAGCTGTGCCCGGCATTGATCACCGCATGGGCAACCCCGACGAAGGTCTTCGCAGGTAACTCAATAATCTTTGGCCCATGCGTCCAGCGATACCACATTAGCGCCAACTGAATAGCATTGGTGCATGAGTTGCAAACTACAGCTTCCTTGGCGCCAG